GTCGATTCCCCTCGTTGGCTAGAAGAGATGAAGCAAGTCGCCGTAGAGACGAATCGCAAGTATGCAAAGATGCTTGGAATCCCACAGTCCGCTGCCATCACCTGTGTCAAACCATCGGGCACTGTGTCTCAACTCGTAGACGCCGCTAGTGGCATCCACGCACGGCACAACGACTACTACATACGTACAGTGCGCGGCGACAACAAAGACCCTCTGACACAGTTCCTCAAGGAACAGGGCGTGTACAGTGAGGCGTGTGTTATGAAGCCCGACTCGACGACTGTCTTCTCGTTTGCTATGAAGTCACCAGAGGGTGCCGTCACACGGACACAGATGACAGCCATAGAGCAGCTTGAGTTGTGGAAGACGTACGCTATACACTGGTGTGAACACAAGCCGTCTGTGACCATCACAGTCAAGGAAGACGAGTGGATGGACGTGGGTGCGTGGGTGTATGAGAACTTCGACGTGGCATCAGGTGTATCCTTCCTGCCGCATTCGGATCACACCTATCAGCAGGCACCCTATCAGGACATCGAAGTCGATGACTACTTGGAGTGGCAGCACGAGCGGGGCAGTCTGGTTATCGACTGGGCTGCACTGTCAGAATACGAGAAGGAAGACAACACATCCGGATCACGTGAACTGGCGTGTACTGCGGGCGTGTGTGAAGTCGTCGATCTCAATGCTGCCTGATGGAGCGGCTGTCAATACTGCTAGACAAGATATTCGGGCGGTTCTTTGAAGTGAAGGAACCTCCCAAGTATCTGTCGGGAAAGAAGAAGAAGACGGATGAATAGACTTATCGAATTCGCCCAATCGATGTGGACAAAAGAAGTCTGTGACGACGTTATTCGCATGGCTTTGGAGGTGCCCGCAGAAGAGGCGACAACGGGTGAGAAAAGAGCAAACTCAAGACGATGCAATGTTCGCTGGTTGTATCCGGAGCCGCGTTGGAAGCCTCTCTTTGATGAGGTGACTCTCCTGTTCCAGCAAGCAAACAGGGCTAACTACGGCTTTGACATAGCCTTCATTCCCGAAATACAATTTACTGAGTATGAGGGATCAAACGAAGGGATGTATGACTGGCACGGAGATATAAACTGGGTGGACTCAAGTCCGTACCATAGAAAGCTTTCGATGAGTATACAGCTATCTGACAGTGCTGACTACGAGGGTGGTGATCTCGAATTTGCAAGGGGTTCGCAGGGACCGTCAGCAAGCTTGCTTCGTCATCGGGGTAGTAGTATTGTGTTTCCATCTTTTCTTGCTCACAGGGTAACTCCTGTAACTAGCGGAAAGAGATACTCGCTAGTTGCGTGGATGGAAGGTCCGCAGTTCAAATGAAAAAAGAACGCAAGAAAAAAGAACAAAAAAAGCCACCCCTCGCATGGAAGAGAGGTGACGGATGGGTTCAGTATCACCCCCATCCACATCATCCCTGTTACAAAGAATGGAGAGAGAAAGTTGATCGAAGTAAAGATAACGGATAAAATGCTTCTTGCTGGCCGTAAGAAGGCCACTGAGATGGGTCTCCTGCATAACTCCATACTTAGGGGCGGAGGAAGCATAGCGGGCTTCCTTGGTGAGCAAATCGTACTCGACGTGATGGGTGGTAAGTGGGATAATTCTTACGATTACGACATCGTACTAGGAGATGGACGTAAGGTAGAGGTAAAAACAAAACAGACCTCTGCTGTTCCGTTGCCTCACTACTCGTGCAGCATAAGCAATTTCAACACTCGACAGAAGTGTGATATCTACGCTTTTACACGAGTGCTAAAAGATTTCTCAAAGGGATGGTTTCTTGGGTATATGCCGAAGCAAGAATACTTCGACAAGTCCAAGTTTATGAAGAAGGGGGACTTCGATCCAGACAACGGATACGAGGTAAGAGCAGACTGCTACAACCTTTACATAGAGGATTTGCGAAATGTTCAAGACGCTAGTGATGATATGCTCTCTACAAGCGCCGGACTTATGTCTAGTCTTTGAAGATACAATCAAACTGAGAGAGAACAGAAAAGAATGCGAAAAGAGGGCGACGGAGATGGCTACTACAGTATTGTCCACTCCTCTTCCTCTTCCGCCACCTTATTCATTACACTACAAGTGTGAAGTGGAAACCTCAACATGAAAGCCACACTATTTTCGTTTAACGTATATCTTCGACAAGATGGTAAAGTTGAACTTGCAAAGGACATGGTGCGTCCAGAAGACTTTCAAAAAGAAATGGACGCAGGAGTGCCCGAATTCGATGGGGCACACTCTATAGCGTCCATGTTGCGTTACTTTAGTTCAGTAACAGATGAGATGATGGAAAAGTCGGGCGGGTATATCTAGTCCGGCAATTCCTGATTTAATGTCCTGCGTAACTGACTGCGGTTTTTTGCAACGTATCTGTAAAACTCAGACACGTTTTTTACAGCACCGCTCTCCAGCATTCTTTCATATATTTCTTGCATTCTACGATAAGCGTTTTCGTCGAACAGAGAGCCTTTCTTAGCTTCGCCACCTTCTTGAAAACCTTTTACTCCTCGACCCTTGAGAATGTCAGCCTGTGTGACTTTTCCATCACCCGTTAGGTCAGGAAATGCTTCGCCGCCCTTTTTCATAGCCCTTCTGCGGGGCTTTTTCTTTTTGGTAGCAACGCCGCCGTACATCATCGGCTTACGCTTTGACATGCCACCATACATCATAGCCTTGCGCGGGCCGTTGTTGTACTGCTTCATCAGTTACTCCTTGTTAATTGCCGCCTATGGGGTAGAATTCTGAACCCAGACGACCCTGATACAGGGGGAAGAGTCGAGGATCATCCACGCTGGGGAATCCCTCAATCATCGTATAGCCCTGTTCACCTCTGAATTTTTCTGATGTGAAAGGGTCTTCGCGAGAGAGAGTATCGCTGAACTTGACGTAGACCAGAGCGAGTTTGTCAAACAATAATTTTTCCCTGTCAGGGGGCAGAGGCTTGCCGGATTCCAGCATGTCAATAAACAACTCACCTATATCGGGATCAGTGAGGGCCGCTTGCATCAAGCTAAACCCGCGAATACGGAACCTCTGGATGAGGGCTTCTGTACCCACGTACTGAGGTCCAATGACATCACGGTTGATTGCGTAGAACCGTGATATGTAGCTATTGATAGAAAACGCCCGTGGCACACCCGATAGGGACGACCCTCCCAGAGGAGAACTAGATCGCTCTGACATCAAGTTAAAGAACTTTACAGCGGTCTTGTACCTCGCAGAACCCAGAGACTTTTCTACGGAACTTGCTACTGCCCTTTGATTGGGTCCAGATAGTCCCAGCATTTGTGACATAGCATCCATATTCATGTCGTAGGTAGCCATCATTGTGGATGGATCACGGGGATTTACTTCCATCAGTCCTGTGGGTTTAAACACGTTGTCCTCAATGGCCTCAATAGCGAGGTCAGCAAATATAACATCTAACTCGTCATCAGTAAATGTTCTGCCGCTAGCATTCGGTGTCTCTTTCAGGATGCGACGAAGTTCTGCAATACCTTGCGGCCCACTGTTGCTGATCTCCGTAAACAAGCTGCCAGCGGGAACGCTTCTGCCAGTGTAGGACTCCAGCGCAGATATGACTTCTTTAATGTCGCTTTCGTATCTAGTCTGAACGCTTCTCCACTCGTTCCTCTGTCTGGTTACGGCGTTGTTAACGGCGTTTTCTGCTTCTTTACGAATTGTGACGGATACTGTTTCAGTTCCGTATTCCCTCACGTCATCCACGATACTACCGATGTCAGGGAACAGAGGTACTTTGTTGCCGTCTTTGTCGATGCCCGTGAAGGTATCTCGTATCTTTAAGAGAATCTCATCCTGTTGATTGAAATTCAACACCCCTTCTTCAGTGCTGTCAAGCAGCCACTGTGTAACGGATAAACGCAAAGAGTTAACCGCTGCGTCCCCTGTAGGAGTTCCTACCATTACCTCTTTAGAACTATTGGGTCCGAAGTGGCGTTCTCCCATTCCCCGCCGCCAGCTTTTAAATTTGCCAGCAATGTCGTAGCTTTCAGAGCCTACTTTGTTCCAGTCAAACCACTGAGCATCTATCTGAATACCTAGAGGGTAATCGGGGTCTGCAACGGCAGCATCACGCTTGCCCCATCCCATCCAGCGTTTCATATTCGGATCGTCATACCAGATAGCCTTGTGATCCATCCACCCTGTCTTGCCCAGAGCAACCACTTCACTAACAGGCGTCAATACTCCGTCTGCATCGTATACAAATAGCTGACCTACGCGGACGGGAACACCATCCGGATCGTCTACTATAAATTGATCATACATGCTGGCAGTACGTGCATCCGGAGAACCCGTTATGCGACGACTGATGTTAGCATACTCACTTGCTGCTGCATTGTTGTTTAGCCTACCAGCACGGGCACCCATTTCAGATATAACGGAGTCGAGACGCCGAAGCTGAGAATACGAAAGCCTTACTGTGGGGACAGAAACCCCCTGTTGAAGACCCAGATGTCTCTGGTACATAGCTGCTACTACTGACGGCGCAGACTTTGTAAACATCTGAAGACCTGCGAATTGCGCTGCAAAGGAAGGATCGTCCTTCGCTAAGTCTACCGTGTTTGCAATTACTTCGTCTAGGTCCATGCCCTCATCTAGACGGGACGCGAACCATGTGCGCGATACGAAGTCTAGATCGCGTATGACGTTAGAACCAACAGTTTTGCTTATGCTTTTTCCTGCTGCCATATCTGTGAGGGGAATGCCCGTCTCTATACTAGCAGCAGAAATCAGATCGTCTAGGATAACGGTACCGTCAACGTACGCTTCTGAGCCTACAAACTGTTCGTTTGAAGTGAAGAATTGTTTACGATCAAGGATACGGAACGGGGCAGCGGCTATTTCTTCGTCTGCACCCCTCTTTATTTCCGTTGTAAGCTGATGCACTTTGTCACCCGAATCAAAGCGAGGAACATCTGCAGCCTCTATCTTTACGTTTCTGCCTTTTACTTTGGCCCCACCTTCGGGAAGTATCTCTGCGGCAGTCGCGCCAGTAGCAGCTATCGCGTCATCTACAGTTGATTGTCCGGGATTACCTATCAGACTAAGGGCAGCATTTGCACGGGAGTTTGCTCGTGTCATCCCCCCGTCGCGAATCTCACTAATCACCTCAACCACAGTGGATAGAGGTGCGCCTGCGCCGTATGGACCGGAGATGCGGAGATCAGCTATACCGATATTTAATTCTAGGAGTGCGTTGTATGACTCTTCAAAGGATTGCAACTCGCCCCTCTGTAGGTCAGTGAGAGAGAATGCCTTCTCCGTACCGTCCATAATCATTTCGTTGAACTTTGAACCTGCGTTTACTGCGATAGACTGGAAGTCTAGTGAGCGTTGCTCTATGCTTTTCTCCAGAAACTTTATGCTTTCCTGCATACTGGCCTGTAGTTCTGCTGAAGCACTTCCTTGTGGGTACTCGCCAGCCTGTGTCATGGCGTTAAACGCACCGCGCATCTGCGTGAGAAGAAGAGTTTCTTCTTTGTGCAACTCAATCAGGTCCATGAGTTTCGGACTCATACGACGCAAATCACTGGGCTTGACTTGTCGCACCATCGGTTCTAGACCGTGGATACCTGCTACTCCGATCAGCATCGCGACAGAAGACTTGACGAGTGTAGGATCGATACCGCCCTCATCCATTGCGTTGTTTTGCAAGTCGATGATGTACTGCGCCTTCAGGATCAGTTTTTCTGATTGTACGGGATCAGCGGTATTCAGGGCGGCTGCAAACTCTTCGATCTGATCTATGTTCTTAGCTTGCACGTCTCTGTTAAGTTTCTTTATCCACTGGATACCAGCAGGTACATTTCGCATACCACGGAAAGCTACGGACAGGATTGATCCCACGCCCTCCCCAAGTGCGGGATCACCGCCAATAGCTTGAGCGAGACCGTTTCCGGCGGCTGCTCCAATGACCATAAAGTTTTCTGTACCCACCATTTCTCTATACAGAGGATCAATGTCACCTGCTGCAAGTTCCGCTAGGGCTTCGTTCTTTTCTAGGTCCAGACGTTTCTCCAGCTTATCCAGACGTGCTGTCTGAGATGGGGATGGAACGCCATTAGGATTTGCTTTGATGGAGTCTGTCAGAGCAGCTATCTGTGATTCTGTCTTTGTCTGCCGTGCTTTAACTTCAACATATGCTGTGCGAAACTCAGGCTTTACGTTTGCAATCTCGTCCATAGTCCTGCCAGCGTTGATGCGACTGACCAGACCGACTCTGCCCCATCCGTAAGGCTTGTTGAACAAGAAGCCGTTTACGATATTATTCTGGGAGAATGCCAACATTCCGCGACTAACAACGGATGCCTTGCTTTCGTTGATAAACTCTTCAAGAAACTCTGCACTATCTACGTCGTTACGGCCTTTTTTCTTTTCTGATTCGTAGTACAGCTTGAATGCGTTAAAGTCAGCGGCGGACAGGCTGCTCTTTGCTTTACGAATGAGACCACCCGGCATGATAATTTCTGCACCCTGAGACAGGACATTCGGAATAAGACCGAATTGATATCGTGCTAGATACTGTGCAGCGGGGTAGGAGATTCCTACGCCGTTGTCCGCAAGACGCAGCATGTAGTTTTGTGCGTAGTCAGGAATTATTGCATCATAAATCTCGTTACGTCCTGCGCCACTGAATACAGAGGGGAGAGTTTCGTCGGTAACGTAAGGGATAATCGGATCATCTCCGAACGGACCAGTTTTTCCTGATACGTAAGATATTCCGGTAGCGTACAACGCTGAGTTAGCAACGACGTTAAGAGTATTAGCGGCAGCTTGTATACCCTCACCAAACAGGTATCCCCACGGAGCAAGCATAGTGTACTTCAGTCCCGCTCGTCCATACTCGCTCAAAACTTTTTCGTAACCGAACCCGCCCATAGATAGCTGGTAGTCAATTATTCCAAGACGCACCCTGTCACTTTTTAGTTCCGGATATGTTTCGGACTGCTCAATCATCGCGAGATTGAACGCTCTGATTGCCTCAATCCTCATCTGATCCATCTCAGCATAGTTTGCAAGACTTACAGTGAAGCTGTTAAAGCCATTCAGTCGCTGTGCTGTAGTCGGTGGGATAAGTCCGGCAAAAGGTTGCAGACGGAGACGCCGATCCTCAAAGTCTTCGGGCATTGTCTGGCGGGCAATCAGCGCCCGCTTCCACGGAATTGCACGTATCGCATCATCCGCACCCTCTTGAGTTTTAAAGAGGGCATCTGCACCCTCCACGTTTATTTGTCTGATCCTGTCATCAAGAGCGTCTGATCTCCACGGGACTTTTGTTCCGTCAGAAAGCACAATACCATTAAAGTTGCCCAGCATACCTGCAGTATCAGGGTTACTGAAATCCATAACCTCACGAACGTCTGTCAATTCGTTCATCTTGAGTGTGTCGATATCTAGGTTGGGCTTCAGAATAGTGCTGCCGCTCACTGGTCCTGTGACATCGGTTTTAACATCCATGCCAAAGGTAAACGCCTTCGGCAGAATAGGCAGACCAAAATCGTCGTACACTACACCGACGTCGCCTTTGATAGACTCAGGAGGTTTCGTAAATCCAGAGGTAGACAGGAATTCTTCTGAGAACGTAGTCTTAGGAACAAACTCCGTAGTGCCCCCTGTTGTGGGGTCTCCTTGACGAATAGTGGCAGGTCCATCAGAAGCGGGCGCATACAACGCAGCCCCCAACCCCAAGCTGGGATTGTTACGAAGAGACGACTGCATTCTCTGAAGAAAAGTTTCGCTACCTATGCTTGTCGGCGGCTGCTGTTGCTGATCGTCTTGCGTCGTATTATCTGGTACTGTTGGACCGGCCATAAAATACTATCCTCAAGTTGTCGGGTTCATACGGCGTTCGTAGTCTGCCCAGTCGGGGTCTTGTCTTGCTTCATCGATACTCAAGTACATATTACCGGTGAAGACGCTGAAGCTGTTAAGGATATTTTTCTCCTCTTGACTTCCGGGTTGAATTTCACCCAAGTTTGTACTGATACCCGCTGACCTGTCTCTTGCACCCTGCTGACGCAACATAGCGGCTGTCTCCGTTATGATATCGTATACTGTTGGCCGGAACGCATCTCCTGCCCTGCCTTCCATAGCTTCGTACTGAACAGCAGCGTACACGTCTGCTACGTTATTGCTGGCATACGCACCGTCGATGATCTTGATACGAGTCATCATTCTACGTGCCTCGCGAATAGTCGTAAGTTCCGCATCTGGTGTGGAGAGTGTGTCGAAGTTAAACGCACTCAAGATGTTCTGAACGTCTTGGTCAGAAATGGTACGTCCACCTGTGCCGCCCTGAATAGCTGCAGCAATCTGGTACGCAAGAATGAACTTGTAGTATTGGCGAGTGGCAAGAAGCCTTCTTGAAATCTTTGTGCCGTCCCCTGCATCAACCATCTCGTCTGCTGATGCAGACATGTCACTGATGATCCTGTTGAACAGGGCAGCGTTGGCTGCTCTTGCGGTTCGTGCTTCCTCAATGGCACTGTTTCTTTCGCCTTCGCTCATGTTACGAAAACGATCTGTGTTTGCAAGCTGATCTGGCGCAGTAACGAACTGTGCTGTCGATGCAAAACTAGCACGAGCGGCACCCATGATAGAGTTTTGACTCTGATCTATTTCTGTAAAGGTTTCTCCCCTGAGAGTTCTGGCAAAGTTACCAGAAAGAACTTGAGACGCTGTTTCTAAGAGGTAGAGACCACCGTCAACGCCAAGCACCCACCTTGCGACAGCAGTGTTCACTTCTAGAGGTACTCTTTTGCCTTGAGCGTTCATTGTAAAGAACGTGGACTCCATGTTAAGAGCCGACAGTTCCGCATCTTGTGCTGCATTTGCCCGTGCTGCTTTGGCCTGTTTCACGTCGTTGTATGAAGCCCCAAACTTTTTCGACAGAACAGCCTCTACCGTAGTACCGGACACAGGATATATTTTCTTAATCAGGTTCATGCCGATTCTTGGATCGTCTTTCGTCATCGCCATAAACACGTTTGCGATAGCTTCTTCGGTTTGTGTGCCTATGCTGCCAGAATCAACCATAGCGAAGGCATCCGGCGTCACCATTCTTTTGAGCGCGTCGTAGTATGTGCCTGTGTATGTATCGCCCTTTTTGAGTTCTTGTGACGGAAAATTTTTGTTGACTGTAAACTCAAGGGGCACGTTAAAGAGCGTGTCTAGAGCAAGCAGTGTATCCTGTTGATCTACAGGAAGAGGTACTTTTGCGCCATCTTCCATCACAGGAAGACCTAAATCGTCCTGCTGTGTGCGGATAAGAGATGCAACCTCTCCCTCCGTAAACCCGCGATTAATCAGCGCCTGAACAACATTGTCAAATCTAGGTGAGCCGTCATCGTTGCGGGGAACTTCAACGCCCGCAATAACCCGCATACGGACAGTCTCACCTCCGTCTGTTGGCATCTCGACAATATCTTCGACAACCAGCTTGTTATCTTGTCCAGCAAGTTGTCGCTTTCGTATGATAACTTGCCCGACTGCTTCCTGTATTTTTTCGCGCAGCCCCAAGAATGAATACTGATCTATGACGGGGAAGTTGCCAGCAGCCCATGTGTCTACAAAGTTTTCAGGAAGAACCGTGGGTGCATTTTCTGGCTTTTGCTTCTGTGCCATATCCACGTACGTGTTGACAATGTTTTGAGCAAGAACATTTAGCCACTGATTTGCCTGTTCAGGCTTAGTCTTCATCAACTGCTCAAACGCATCCGGATTTTTCACTATCTCTTTTATTCCGAAGTTGGCTGCGTTCCTCGCTGAGTAGTCATCAATAGGTATACTGAAGGTGATACTACCGTCACCATCTTCAGAAATCGTCGAAAACTTGAGATTGTCTGCTATCTTATTTGCTGCTCCAGAGCCGGAACCGGAGCCGGAGCCGGAATCTTTGTCACTAGGCTTCAGGAACTTGCCCTGCTGTACGCCATTTTTGAACATGGCTGTTTTGTATTCACCATTCACGTAAGCTGTCATCTGCTCTGGACGAAGGTCTTTGACAGCAACTTCTTGAGGACCATACTTATTAGGTCCAATTTCAACACTGGGTATAAGCACCCGCTCTTCGGCACTGTCGTCATTCTCGTCCGCCTTGTACCAGCTAGGCCGCTTAAATGTCTCCGTCTGTTTGCCATTTTTGTAAAGGGCACGGAGGTACTCGCCCCTCTGATATTTAGCAAACTGTGCGGAGGTAAGGTCTTCGACGTTGACGATACTGTTTGGGCCTATCTGAACCATTTCTGTCATTACGTCTTCGTTATCTGCGGTTGCCCGTTGACTTTTCAGAGAGTATGGCTTGTCGCTGACTAGCTTGTTATCTCTGAATGTGCCGACAAGCACACCACCTTCGGTAGCAGCTTTCTGCACGGGAAGAGGAGCGTCAGCAAAAGGTATATACGCACCGTTTTGCAAAATTCTTATTTCATCTACACCGTATTCCTTATCATCTTGTGATTCGGGCACAGCAACTAAGGTCATCTTGCCGTCTTTAATTTCGTACAAGTCTCCGCCATCGTTTATCTGCGTCTTACGAAGAGTAGCAAATCCACCGGGACCATTTTTAATTTCAGACTGTTCGCCGGACACGGAAATGTGCATGTACTGAGTGCTTGTATCATTTTCATTTACCAAGCCCTGTATGTCCATGTACTTTTCATCCAGAGCGTACGAACCGTCGTCCTTAGTCCATCCCACGATAGGAAGATTAGAGACATCAAACTTCTTAGGAGCGGGTCGAGGCTCTGTCATCTGCAAAAATTTGCTAGTAGCAGAAAACATGTCGAAGGCTGTAGGTGATGTTTCTTGATTCTGATTCTGATTGAACGGCATTCTACTACGAAGAGTCGTAATACGATCTGCTGTGCCCAACATATTAGTTGCTGGGTCCATATACACAGGCTTGGATGTAAAATTCGGCTTTATCTCTTGGACTTGATTTGTTCCTGTTTGTCTGCCGTCAATCTTGTAACCCTTTTCAAACATTGCAGGAAGAGCGGGACTATTATTGGGAATTCCGTCTGCTCTTGTGCCATCGGGGTAAACGCCGTAATACGTAATAGCATTGGCCGCTTGTTGCTCTGCTCGTTTTGCAACCGCAGCCTCTTGTCCAGCTTCTGCCCGTCTGTTAGCCGCATACATAGCACCCGCTGCGTACATCAAACCTGTCAATACATTAATAGCCATTTACAACGCCTCCCTCTCAGGCACGTCTAAAAAATTATCAGGGGGAGGGGGCGCAGGACGTGCCATACTCTGCTTGCGTGATTCCACATCTTCCATGCGACGACGACGATTGATTTCTTCATTCATGGCTTTGTGCATAACAGGATTTCTTTGTTGCAGAATTTTAAAGAAGGTATCGTCGGATACCTCCTCTTCATCTGGATCGTCCTCGTTCAGAAACACTACAGGGGTTATTTCGTTTTCGTCCGCAATACCCATGAGGTATATTCCCAGAGCGGGCTTTATCAACTCTGCTACGTCAGGAGTAAATGAGCCTTCCATAAATCCCTTGAAAGCAATCTGAGATACAATCTCTTCGACGCTGATACCTGCCAGCATCATCTTCAACAGACCGTCCTGTGTTGCGGGACGATCTAGCTGCCCTGTAATAAAGTCGATAGCGTCATCCGGATTTGCAAATTCTGCTGGTCTATCCCACGGCCAACGTCCCGGATCATTCGTAAGAGAATGACCGGGTGGTGCAGCTAGAGGGGTGATCTTGTCCATTGCCATGTTTGTCTCTACCCTATGCTATGCCTTTAACTTTTACTTTTCCTACAGCAGCCTTGCCTAAGTTGATATTCGGCGATACATTTCTAGGTTTAGGTATACCTACGGTAGGTATGGAAGATAGTCGGGTTTGCACGTTACCTCTTTGAGAAAGTTGTGCAACTCTACCACTATTTCCCAGTGGAATTGTGGGAGCCTTCCCCGGCGCGGCTATTTGACCTGCTGCCGTCGATACCGGACTAACAGGAGATACAGAGGGCAAATCGCTGAAGTCTAGGGGGTCTTCTAGTGTAGAGCCGAAAAAGGATTTTGCAACTGATCCGGCACCATCACCTACATCCTTAGATGTTATGTCAAAGATGTTCAGGAAGTCTTTAAATCCCGCTGGTGCGTAAGCGTCAATAGCTTTTGTAACACCCTTGCTTATTAGAGTTGATCCTGCTACAGCTAATCCCACGTGAAAAAAATTCATCTCATTAACTCACTGGTCTGAATATGTTGTCTATAGTCTTGATGATAAGAAAGTCTTCAAACTTTTCATCGTACATAGACTCATTCGCCGCTATTGACATGGCTTGCATGGCAGCATTATGGGCACGAGCAAGGTTATTCTCTGAGATTTGCAAGTTCCACGATGCCTGATCACGGTATGCCTGCCACAAATTAGCCAGTGCTTGTTGGTTTATTCCCAGAACATTCATGACATTCTGCTGATTAGCAGCATTTTGCGCGGCAGTGTTAGACGTGTTTACGTTTCTCCTCCACTGTGCATTACTCTGTGCTATCTGTGCAGTCATGTTAGAGTTGAACTGGTCTCTTGCTGTTGCCATCTGAGAGTTAAATTGAGCCATAGAATTCTCTTGCGATACATTGTACTGCTCGACTGCCGCTTTTCTGTTTAGCGTTGCCGATTCTATCTGCGTACCTAGTTCAGCAAAGAACATGTCTACTTGCGCTTGAGTCTTAGCGTTAAGTTGAGCAGCAGCGTTCGCTTGTGCGGAATCCGACAGCATAGCCTGAAGCTTGCCTTGGTAATTTATAGTAGCGGATTGCTGCTCATTTGTCAAGTTTTGAACGTCTATAGTCAGAAACGATTTAGCATTGTTTGCAAGTGCTTGCTGACGAGCGTTAAGATTTGCTGTGTCCATCTGCGCGGATGCAGCAGCGTTCTGCAACACAGCCTGTTGTTGATTAGAAAGATTTTGTAGCTGGATAGTCGCGTACTTTTGCGCGTCCTGTGAAGCCACTTGTATGCCGGATTCCATCATAGCTTGCGTGACAGCAGCCGCAGCTATAGAAGACGCTCCCAGATTGCGCTGCTGCATTACAGCAGTTACACGACGCACTGTAGGAGCAGCCCACGCAGGAAGCGGCTTGCCCTCTTCCAGACTCGCAAACAACTCTCCTAGCTGGTATCGTGTAGTAGCCCGTGGATCAAGTTCCTGTGTTGCAGCTTCCGCAACGCTTTCCGGAGACAGTTGTCCTTGGGCTGCTTCCATTATAGCACCCGAAGATACCTGACCTTTGGCACCAACGGAGTCGGGCACCTCTTCCGCTTTTACTGCTTTTACTTCAGGTGCATCTGTTTTTTCAGGAGCAGCCTGATCAAACTTATCGACGTCAATAGCAGCAGCGCCTTCTGTTGCTGTCGTCTCAGGAAGGCGACCAATATTCTCGTCTACTATCTCCCCCGGTTCGACTTTTATATCCGTGGGTTTTATCGTCTGATCGTCAGACAGAGTTGTGGTCTTGGCTCTTTCCGCTTGCTCTTCGATCAGAGCCTTTTCAAGGTCTTCGCCTGTTTTACCTGTTAGTTCCGCCATGTTACCTGATTCCCATAAATACAGACACAACCATAGCCACCACTAAAACAGTGCTTCCCATGATCATCGCCTCAAGACGCCACATACGCTTGTCTAAGCTGTCAAGTCTCTCTTGAACAGCCGCATAGCGTAGAGCGCACTCTTTTTCGTGTGCCTCAAGTTCCATTTGTGTCTTGAGTACGGGTTCCACAGTCATCTTCATGCTTATGACTTAGGATTGTCCGTCTTGATCTGCGCTACTCTAGTCTGCCACGCATCTAAGCCGTTTTCTGTGATATACTCAAGCTGACTCTCCGGACTGCCATACGCAGTCTCACGCGCTTTTTGCCACGCAGGTCGTGGATCAGCTTCAGCAGGTTTCACTGCTGCTGTGCGTGTCGCACCCTCAGACAGGAAAGAGGGCTTATCTCCGCCTGTCCTTAAATGTGGTGGAATGGTGTTATGTACGAGATCATCAAGTTCCACTTCCGTCATGTCAGACGTCAACTCTAGATACGTAAATGAGCCGTCACTCCACTGGATTTTGGCTAGGCCATCATTGATTTCGGGAATTGTGTATTGCATTAGTTTACGGTGCCTCCTTGCACTGTTCCGTTCTGCGTTAGTGTGACGTTTGAAAGTCCTCTAATGTAGTTTCCTGCGTTTGCTCCGGAAGAACCACCACCGCCGCTGCTTCCGCCACTGCCATTAGTATGGTTACCGTTACCGCCTGTAGCACCCGTGTTTCCGGTTGCACCGGATGAACCACCCTGTCCGTAAGAACCACCCGTGCCTCCGGTGCCGCCTGTGCCTCCCGTGCCGCCGCTGCCAGCGTTTGTACCGCCACCGGAACCACTAGAACCACTGGAACCACTAGAACCGCTTGTAGCAGACTGATTGTATCCTTGACCTACTCCGCCACTGCCGCCGCCGCCGCCGCTGCCGCCCGCACCACCATTATAGTAGTTTGTGCCGCTATTCAGTGTCCTTCTACGAATGCTATACCCGTAGGCAACGTAACCTCCGCCGCCCGGATACTGAGGACCAACCGGAACTGCTTCGTAGTATTGACGTTCGTACTGAGGGTTGCTACCCGTAGACGTTGTAGAGTTGCCCGTATTAGCAACATTACTTCCTCCCCAGTACCAACTTTGAGTAGCACCATCACTGCGCCAGTACGTACCGTATCCACCGCCGTAATTATAACCGGACCAAGAACTGTAGTTAGAGTAGGATTGACTTCCCTGACCGCCAGTACCGCCCGTGCCACCAGTGCCACCAGCGCCACCTCCGCCGCCCCCAGCACGGATCGTACCGTTGTTGATGAGTGTGCAGGCCACGTTGGCTTCGAAAGCATCACCGCCCGCGCCGCCAGCAGCACCGCCCGCTCCGGTCAGTGTGCCGTTGTTTGTGATAGTCATGCTGCCGGACAGGCCGCTATCAATCTGCAGTGCTTCTTGACCTGTGCTAGTTGCGCCCAGTTCGACACCGCTGTTAACAACAATCTCTTTAGGGTAGTCTACGCCGTAGTCATCGCCAAACAAGTTCGACGCATCTTGATTTGTCGCGCCGCTGCTATAAGTGTGACGAAAACCCCTCGCTTGACTGTAGAAGTCCGCAACTTGTATCTCGCCACTTGCCGGTACGTTTGCAGCCAAGTTAGTAGCGCCATTGTTTCCTGCTTTTGCACGAACCAATGAGCCGCCCCGGTACAGGTCAGAAAACTTTATCTGTCCGGAACCAGCAAATTCGTCCCGCATTTCTGAGAATTTAAGTTGTCCACTACCCGTTAGAGCCATTTTCCAACTCCTTTACCCGTGCCGACAGTTCTTTTACAGCTTCGATAAGAAGAGCGTGAAGCTGATCGTAGGCAACTACGTCGTACTCTGTTTCCTCATCTCCTGTC